CTACTGCGCGCCTTCCCTGCCGGCGAGTTTCGTGGGGGTGAATGCGGGCTCCCACGTTGCACAGGCTTCGAGCTGTGGGGTTGCCGTCACATGGCCCTGATCAAGGGCCGCCAGGGTCTCCTCGAGGAGGCGTAGGCCCATCGGTGCCAGGGCACGGCGCCACAGTTCGGCGGGGGCTTCACCGGGGAGCACGTGGCACCAGCCCTGCCGGGCGATCGGCCCGGTATCCGCACCGTCATCCATCCAATAGACCGTGCCACCGGCGATCGCATCGCCCATGTGGATCGTCCAGCGCACCGCGTCGCGGCCGCGGTGTCTCGGCAGGAGCGATGGGTGGTAGCCGAGGGCGCCGAGGCGGGCGGCAGCCCGGGCGACGGAGTCGATGAAAGCATGCGCGTGGGCGGCGAGGATCAGATCGACGCCGGCGGGGATGTCGGCGGCGGTGACCCTTCGGCCGCAGTGCTCGGCCGGTACGCCGGCTTGCTGGGCCGCGGCATAGAGGCGGTCGTATTCTTCCCCCGCCGATGCCGGCGCCAGCACTTTCTCGACCTGGTCGCCACGCCGGAGGCACATCCGCAGTGCCTCGGCGCCGAACCACGCCTGGCCGACGATCACGATGCGCATGCGGCCTCCCCGAGATAGCGGAAGCCCTGCACGGCCCGGAAGTGCCCGCCGTAGCCGGCGCAGCCTGGGCCCTTGACGCCAGCCTTAAGGGCCGAGCGGTGTACGGACTCCCGGCAGCGCCCCTTGTGGCCACCCACGAGCGCGGCCGACACCTGTGTCCAGTTGCGGTCCCGCCGCAGGGCCGCGGCCAAACCGGGGTGTGACGTGTGGAACAGGGTCCGTAGCGGGCGCTGGTAGCGGTTCTGCCCTTCGAGCCACGCCTGGCACACGGCGTTGAGGAAGCGCAGGCCGACACCGGCGCCCTGCCACTCGGGCATCACGACCAGCCGGCATGCGCGCGCCTCGACGAGCCCGGGGCGGGTGCTGACTGCGACGTGGGCGACGAGCTGGTCATCGATGGTGGCCACGTAGTTGGTGGCGGCGATCATCTTCGGCAGCTTCAGATAGTGATGCGCTTCAAAGGATGGCCAGCGCCGCCAGTCGGTCTGGTGGATGTGCATTTCCAGTGGTGGGCGGCGCCGAAGTGACCCCCGTTCGAAGGTGCCCGACCCGGTGTCGAACACCCAGTCGGGCTGCAGCCAATCCAGGATGTCGTAGTGGCACGAGAGCAGCACCACCTGTCCGCGGCCGCGGCGCCAGGCCTTGGCGAATGCCCCGGCGCCGATACGGGCGATCTGGCGATCGACTACCGACGAGAACTCATCGACCACCGCGAACCCGGGGGCGTCGCACACCAGGCGCGCGAGATTCGCCCGGAACTGCTCGCCGTTGGACAGCACATGGAAGGGCCGAAGCCAGGCTGGCACGCTGCCCAGGCCCACGGCCGACAGCGCCCCGAAGGCGGCGTTGACGTCGCCTCCGGGTGCGATCGCGTCGATGATCGGGGCGTCTGCCGGCCAGGCCGGGGCGTAGAGCTCGCCAAGCTGGCGGCCGATGCTTGTTTTGCCGCTGCCGCTGGGGCCGACCACAACGCCGATCTGCCAGCCGTGGTCGTCGATGGGGATGTCAGCGTCCAGGCTGAAATCAGCGCCGGACTCGACGTTGAACAGGGATTTGACCCGCGCTGCGCGGTACGAGCTGTGATCCTGGCAGGTGTTGCGGACGGTGATCTTCATACGACCACCACCCTCAGCTTCAGCCCTTGGGCCAGGAGCAGGTTATAGACCCGCTCCTGGTGGGCGGCGTCGTCGCAGATGACGACCACGCCGTATTGCTCGCGGTAGCGGTACCCGTTTTTACCCGGCGGGTTCGGGTTCGGTTGGTTTGCCATGGGGCCTCCAATTGCCAGGCCCTCGGGGGGCTCGGGTTAGAGGCTCATCGGCCTTCTGGTAGAGCGTCCCGCAGCGGGGACACTTGATTTCGAGCCGACGGGCGTCGGCCATTGCCAGCTTCTTATTACACTGAGCGCAACGAACTTCTATCACGTAAAAATGCCTTGTGCGTGGTAGCCTTGGCGCGCCGTGTGCACGGTGGCGGCGCCTTGGCTGAACGCAGGCTGCTCTGCGGGAGGCGGCCGGGCCGGGTGTTCCACCACCCGTCCAGGTCGCGCCGTTTCAAACTTCCATATCTATATAGGTGCCGGCCTGGGCCGCGCCTTCCACAGCGCCGCCCGGCCGGAAGAACACCAGATCACCGATCGCTGAACCGCCCAGCGCGGGGTACAGGCCGCCGTCAGGCGTCTGGATGCGCAGCTCGTTACCCTGGGCGCCCACCACCTCGCCGATCAGCAGCGGGGCGCTGGGCGCAGCGTCACGAATCGCCTTCAGCAGCTTAGTCATGGATCTCGACCCCCAGGGTTTGACGGACCTTCACCGGGTCCTTCGATGCACTGGACGGGAGCGAGGCCGCCACGGCCAGCTCGCGCACGATGCCGCGGCGGGTTGCCTGCCCGCGTACCCAGTCCAACACGGTACCGATCTGGATCACACCGTAGCCTGGCAGGATGCCTGTCTCCAGCTGCCACATGCGGTGGCTGCTGGCCTCGGCCAGTGCGGCCAGGCCGCGCTGACGGGCCGCATCGGCGTGGGCGGTGAGCTGATCGACGATCATCTGTGCGGGCCGGTCGCCGGCCGAGCCGGTGCGCATCACCCGAGCGTTGAGGCCCTGCCCGCATACATAGACGACGTTGTAGCCGGGGCGGAGGATCTCCTCGCTGCCCCGCTCCAGTGTTGCGGCCGCCGGGAGCACCACGCCCGGCGCCAGGCTGGCCCACTCCCACGGCGCGGCCGGGTAGCGCGGCAGCACGGCCAGCGACCGGGCAGCGGGTGCCGGCAGCACGTAGGCGCCGCCGGCCTCGGCCAGGCGCAGCACGGCCTCCATCGGCGATCCGGTATGGGCCCACAGGCCGGCCGGCAGCAGCCAGTCGGCGCCCTGCCAGGTGAGCGTCCAGCCGTTCGACACGCCGTTGATCGTGAGGGCGGCGCCGGCCAGCTGCTGGGCTGTTTGCGCGGATGAAAGGTTGTTGCGCGGCGTGGAAGCAGCGCCCGGCGCCGACAGCTCAGCGGCGATGCCGCGGCCGGAGATGCGGAGCGAGGCGCTGCCGAAGCGCTCCGACTCGGTGCGCTTCTCGACGAGCAGCCGCCACGGCATGTCATTGAGCCGGGCCTCCAGCTCGACGAGCTGGCCTGGTGCATCGGGCTCGAGATCCGCCAAGGCGCGCAGCGGCAGCGTGGCCGACCACGACCAGTGCGCCGAGTCGAATCCGCCGGAGATCGAGATGTCCCGCAGGGGCAGCCGCAGGTTGTTGCTGACGCGGGTGAGGGTTGCCGAATTGACCACGATGTAAGTCCGAAGTGTGGGGATGATGAGGGCGCCGCTGGGGGCGCCGCGGCCGCATGAGAAAAGCAGGTCAGCACCGGCAGTAGCGCGCTGGTCGAAGAGCAGATGCACCGCGCCGCCGGGGGGTGGTGTGTAGCAGCGCCACGGCTCAGGAGGCGGGATCACGGGGCGAGCGGTGCGCCCCGGCCGCAGCCATGTGGCCCACTGCCAAGGCAGGCGCCACGATGCCGGGTCGAGGGGGACGGCGGACTGCGCTGAAGTGACGACGGCCAGGACCGACGGCAGGCCGCTGCCCCACGGCATGACGGCGCCGGGCCGGCGGATGATGATGGCCACGCGCGACGGGCTGCGGGCGATCGCGGCCGGAACCGGCACAGCGGGTTGCCACGGCGCGGTAGCCGTGCGGTCAGTGGGCAGGCCGGGCTGCCAGCGGCTGCCGGCGAGCTGGGCCGAGAGCGGGACGGCCTGGCGCCAGACGGCCCGGGTGGGCGTATCGGTGGAGCGAAGCTTGCGCCAGCCGGCCCGGGCCTGCGGCACAAGGCGCATGCCGCGGCCCCACGGCAGGACGGGCAGGATGCGCACGGGGGCACCCGGGGCTTGGGGGGCGGTGATGCTCGCGGGCTCGACCGGGCGGGCGCGTTGCCATGCGCCGCTGGCGGTGATCACGTCGGAGCGGCTGACGGCGTTGTCGTAGGCCAGGCGGCCCTCGAAGCTCGCAGTGAAGGGCTGGAGCACGATCTCCAGGCGCCCGGCCGCGTCCTGCGCCGGCCCAAGGGGCTGGCCGAACGTCAGGTCAACCGGGTGGCCGACTGGCAGCGGGCGCTCGAAAAGCAGGTCAGTCACCGGAAGGTGCCCTCGGGCAGGCGCACGAATTCGCCGGGCAGCACAGCGGTGACGTCAAGGGCCAGATCGGCCGTGTCGAAGTCGGCAACCCACTCGCCGGCGGCGGTCTCGATGCGCCCCCAGCTGACGTCACCCGCCTGCAGGCATTGGCCCTCAACAGGCACCGTCAGCACCAGGCCGGCGGCGCTGACGGTGCCCACCGCCGCCGCAAACGGGATGCGCGCCACTGCCGGGAAGAGAGCCGGCCCGCCGGGCTCGGGGCGCGGGCCAGCGTGGCACACCAGGGCGCCGCCGATGAGCAGCTGGCGCGTCGCCTCGTAGCGGCCGACGGCCTGCGCGGCAACCAGCGCGGCAGACAGGGCAACACTCACAGCATCGCCTCGGGCGTCACGCTGTCACGGATCTCGGCGTTAAAAACGCCGGTGTGGTCGTAGGCGATCACGACGTAGGTGCGCGCCGGGTTGATGTACTCGAACGCATACGCCCCCGTGATGGGGTCCGACCAGGTCTCGGCCACGAGCCGGTTGTCGCGCTGGTCGAAGAGCCGCACCCGGCGCCACACCGGATAGTCGGGGCTGCTGTCCACTTTGACCGTGCCGGCGATGCGGCCCCGGCCGCCCAGGTCTGAGAGGTCGCGGGTGCGGTGTAGCGGCCGCAGCTGCAGGCGCACGGACGGCGCGCCGGTTAGCGGGTCGCTGAAAATCATGATCGGCCGGAGCCGCCCGGAGTAGATCACGACGTCACTCCCAAGGGCCAGTGATGTCGAGGGCGAATCGGTAGCTGGTCGCCGCCGATGACGTGCCATAGAACCGCACGGCGAGCAGGGTATGGCCGGGCAGCCCGATCGAGGCCGAGATGCGGGACTTGGTGTCAAATGCCGAGCCCAGGTTATGCGGGATGCCGTACAAGCCCGGGAGCTCACCGCGGCGGTTACCGTTCGCGTTGCCGCCGTCCAGCACCAGCGTCGGAGAGATCTCGACAGCGTTGTTGATGGGGTTCGGCCCGGCCGGATGGCTGGTGCTGCCGCTGTATGCGGGGACAGGAAACCCCGGCTTGTACAGGTATGCGGGGATGGCCCCACCCGTCTGGGTATAGCCGCGCATGATGTACGCCCCGGCATTGCCGGCATGCGTCAGCAGCGCATTGTAGGTGCCCGGGCTGCCGCTACCGCTGTTGTCACCCGGATCACCCACGACCATCCAGCGATAAGCGTCACCCGCTTTAAGGCTTGGGAAATCCCCCGCTGACACGAGAGCGTAGTCGAGCTGATAGCCGCTGTAATGTGCGATGGCGATGTGCACAAAGCGGTCGCTGGCGACAACGATCCAGCGCCGAGCGGTGCCATCTGCGGCGTTCGACGCGGGGAGATACACGCCGCCGGCAAGTTGGTCGTCACTCGGCGTGGGGTTGGTGCCGGTGTCGATGTCGGTCATCGTCGCGTAGCCGCGCAGGCGCGCATAGCGAGCGTTGGTGTCATCGACGCGCAGATAGGCGCGGGTCGAGTCGGGCGACAGGCTGCGGTACGCGGCTTTGTTGGTGCCCGAATAGACCTTTTCCCATCCAGCAGGGGCGACCTTGATCGTGATCGTTCCAGATACCGGGCCGTCGGGCACGCCAGGCGCCGCAAAGCTCACGCTGTTGCTGCCGGTGGCGGAGATGCGCTGCTCGCCGTTGATGGCGGCCGTTCCGGCGCCAGCCACCAGCGCGACGATGTCGGGCTCGAAGGCATGCGAGGTTGCAAAATTGAGGGTGCACACGCCGCTGGACACGCTGGCCGACTGAGCCGTGAGCAGCCCCCATCCATTGCACAGCACGGCGTCTAGCATGGCGATGCGGCTGCCCGCGGTGCCAGACACCACCGTGGCCCACGGCAGCTCGGAATGCAGGTGTTTAACGGGATAGGTCATCGGGCGGGCTCCTGATTAAGGGTTATCCCGGTCGCCCATGACGACCAGGGTGAAAGAGTCGTCGGCGAGCGTCGCGTCGCCCTGCTGCACGGTGCGAGCGCAGCCGATCGGGTGCAGCGCGCCAACGGTGTTGATCCGCACCACGTTCCCCGTGCTCCAGCCGCCACCCCATGCCGCAGCCGGGAGGGTGAAATAGGGCTGACCCGTGAAGGGGTTGAGGGGAGAGAAATCGTTGGCGACGTTGCCCTCGGCGATCACGCCGACGTGCTCGCCGATCAGGCGGAAGGTGGTGGTGTTGCTGAACAGGATGGCCCAGCGCTCGGTAACGGCGCCGTCGTTGGTCACGATGATCGGGTGGCTGATGAGGTTGAGGCTGGCCACCACGCCATTGCCGATCAGGTCGTCGCTCCACACGTTGGTCCAGGATTGCTGGTCGAACACCAGCGGCACGCGGGCCGACAGGTTGCCCACGAGCAGCGCGCTCGACACCACCGACCCGCTAGGGAAGTCATGCGTCAGTTGCCTGGACAGCACGATCTCACCGGAGATGAGCACCTCGGACGCCAGCACCTCATCTTTGACCATGTGCTCGAGCGTCACCGGCTGGGCGTATCCCGTTACGTTGTCGAACGTGGCCGTGCCGGCGTCGAGGTTGGCCGTCCAGCCGGAGGCGATGGCGACGCCGTCGCTTCCTATCACGCGCAGGCGTGCCAGGCGCCCGCGGCCGACGCTGATGGTCTGGCCGACGCTCACGTTTGCCGGGGCCGTGCTGGCGGTGTGGTGGATCACCACCACGTCGCCAGGGCGGAACACGAACACCTGGCCGTCACTGGGCAGGCGCACGGCGTTGAGGCCGATGATGTTCGCGGGCAGCGGCAGGTAGGTGTAGGCCACCCCCGCCACGCGGATGCTGTCGGCCTTGACGTGGCCTACCTTGACTTTGCCTGCGCCGGCGTAGCCCAGGGCCGTAAGCTGCAGCGCCCACGGGCTGGTGTCGGAGCCCTCGGCGGTCTTGAATACGACGTCGACCACCCCGGTGGCGTAATCCACAACGCCCACCATGTCGGCCGTGTCGACCACCCCGGAGGCGTCGCCGGTAGCGTTAATCAGGGTGCCATCAAGGCGCTCGGCGCTTACGGTAATGCTGCCCGGGCGCATCGGTGCAGTGGGGAAGCGGAACACGCAGCGATCAACCGTGAGGCCGCCGTAGGTGCCCGATGCGGCGTCGATCTGCACCGCCGAAGATTCGCCCGCCGGCCAGGTGGTGAGCCGCGCCACGGCCCCGATCAGGCTACCCACGGGGGCGGCCCAGTCTGTGGTGTCCACCGGCGGGTTCATGTAGATCTGCTGGCCGTAGGCGCGATTGACGAGGCGGTTCTGCCCGATGCGGGCCATGAACGCGCCGCTCACGTAGCCCTCTCCCACGGTCGCCATGCGCTGCCAGCTGTCGGGCGCCTCGAGGCGGGAGACATCGGGCACGAAGAGCGCCCCGCAGTCATACACCGCACTGCCGCCGGCCCCTACGCCCGACGTATACCGAGCACTGGCACCGGCCGCGCGCACCGTCGCGGCAGCGCTTTGAGATACGTAGGCCTTGGCCACGTGGGTCGGCCGCATCTCGGCGCCGGCCTGCACGTATTCGATGCCGTAGGTCTGGATCGGGTAGCTCACCAGCGCCGGCACGGCCTTGTTGATTGCGATCGCGCCCGTCGAGTAATTGACGGTGCCCACGGCCGCCGACAGCGTGCCGTCGCCCTGCACGATCTTGAGCGCGCCGGCTTGATCGACGATCTGGTACTCATGGAAGGCCGGCGCGTTGTAGAGCTCGGCCGGCCATGTGTAGTCGAGTGTGGCGGTGATCGCCACCGACCCCTGCGAGACGCCCGGTGCCAGCGTGCCCGTGAGGGTGCTGCCCGCGTCGGTGAGCGCGAGGGGGCCGCTGCCGCTTGAGGCCGCGTCCGAGACCGCCACCGTGATCTGCGTGCCGGGCGCCGGGAGCACGTTGGGCGAGAGGCGGATGCGGCCAACGTTGTAATCCACGCTGCCGATGCCGTCACCCGAGAGCAGCCCGGCGGCGTCGGTGGCAGCCTTGGCGGCGCCCGCGATCTCCCACCCGAGCGCGAGTGTGCCGGGGGCGACCGGGCGCCCCAGGTTGATCTCGAAATACGCCCGGCTGGCGCCGCTGCCGCCTTGCACCGTAGTGGTGGGCGCCCACTGCAGGATGATGCGGCTGCCCACATCTGGCAGCGCGCCCAGGGTGACCACGGCAGAGCCGGTGCTGCGGTTGAGCTGGCCGGCGCCGAAGGCCGAGTCGGCGCCGCGGAGCGCGCCGTCGCCGGCGTCACTGAGCACATACCAGCGGCCGCCGCTCATGAACGACACCCGCAGCGACGCGGCCGCAGGCAGCGGGTTGAGCACGAACGCCCAGGCGCTGCCGCGGCTGCCCGCGGTGACAGCCACCGACATCGACAGCGATGCAGTGCCCGGGTCGGCGCCGAGGCGATAGCGGATCGTCTTGGTGCCCGGGTAGCTGCGGCCGGCGGCGGGGGTGAGCACGCCGTTGACGTAATCGACCGTGCCCACTTGCGCGCCGGAGGCGTCGAGCAGCACGCCGGCGCGGTCGTAGAGCGACGCGGCACCGGACATGGTGAGGGAGCCCGGCAGGACGCTGCCGCCCACATAGAGCGCGGTGTCTTCGTCGAAATTTGCCGCGGTGGTGATCGTCAGCTCACCGCCGCCACCTGCCGCCAGGGCGCCGGCGATGGACTGATTCGGGCGAGCATCGACGATCGGAATCTCTGTCTGCGCCGCGGGCACCAGGGCCGAGCGCACCGAGGCCACGCTGACGCGCAGGTCACCCACACCGGCCGGCGCCGTGAGCGGCGACGCGCCGTAGTAGCGGGCGGCGTCGGCGACGATAGTGTCGCGCACCACCGCTTTCCCGTTGAACGGCGCCCCGGCGTCCAGGTCGGTCGCCTCCACCCCCAGGAAATCCCGCTCGAGCGGATCGGAGATCTCGCAGGTCACCACGGCGCGCTTGAAGGTGCGCGTGGTGCTGCCATCCGCAATCGTGAAGCTGCGCACCACCGACGACACATCGGTGACGCGCACGTACTGCTCGGCCTCGGTGGCCAGGCCCTCATTGGCAACGATGAGCAGCGTTTTGCCCACGGGCGGCAGCTCGGCGCCCTCGCGCTGCAGCAGCGTAATCGCGCGCTGGCCCTTGATGTGGTTGTCGAACAGATAGCCCGCCCAGCGCGGGCCGCGGGAAAGGTAGCCCTCGATCGTGCGCTGCATGTCGGTACGCCGGTCGAAGAACTCCGGCTGGAAGAGCACCACGCTCACGCGCGGGTCGCCCGGCACCTTGCCGACAAACGCCCTGGCGCCGCGGAACACGTTGCGATCCGGCGTATCGGCGCCCAGGTACGCGAGGCGGATGCTCACCTCACCCAGCACGCGGGAGAGCTCAGGGATATCGGGGAACAGATTGTTGCTGCGCCCGTCGATGATCTCCCGCCCCGTCGGCGCGCCGCCGGTTTCGGAAACGTCGATGTCGTGGACTTCGGCTTCGAAGAGCTTGATGTCGGAGGCGTTCATATCAGGAAATCACCGTGAATTTAAGAGTCGGCAGCACAAGCTCGGCTGCGGTCGGGTCGGCGTAGTCGATGACATCGACGGCGTCGAGGGCGGGGGCGTCGTGGTGGCGCCAGACGACCTGGTAGGCCGCGCCGAGGTGGGTCAGGGTGTAGCTCTGGCCCGGGGCGTCGGCCAGGGCGCGCAGCTGGGCGTAGGCGGCGCGGGTCATGGCGCCCCAGTACAGCTCGCCGGACTGGCCACCGGAGAGGGTGATCGGCTCGCCGGCCTGGGCGACGGAGACGTCGATCCACAGGGCGCCGTCGAGCGTGTAATCGACCGACTGGCGCACCGGGCTCCAGCCGTGGGCGTCGGTGCGGAGCAGGTCCGCGGGCAGGGTGATAACGGTTGAGCCGTTGGCGAGGGTCGTCATGATTTTGCGGCGAGGGCTTCTTGAAGCGCCCGGGTGAGGTTGTCGGCCTGGCTCTGGTCGGTAACCGTCACCGGGCTATTACGGCCGTTGATGTTGATGTTGACCGTGACGGCCTTCGGGGCCGGGCCCCAGGTGTTCTGCGCGCCGTTCTTCTGGTTCTCTTCGGAGACCAGGCGGCGGGCTTCATCGGCCGCGGCCTTGAGGAACTCGCGCGTGACCGCCGCGTAGTCTTCGGCGCCGAACGTGAGGCCACCATCCCCCGCCGCGCGGCGCTGGGCTTCGAGGTTCGCCTTGGCCACGTAGTACGGGTTGATCTCGACCATCTTTTTGGCCTCTGCGTCGTTGAGGCCCATGTTGATCGCCTCCTGGTACACATTCACGCCGCTGCTCGTCACGCTGCGGTTTGTGTAGCCCTGGGGCGCCTTGTCGGCGTTGTTGACGTAGTCCTCGATCTCCCGCTGCGAGTAGCCCGCGCCGGCCATCTGCTGCGGCGTCACGCCGGCGCGGCGGAGGTCGTCATAGGTGCCGTTCGAGGTCGATTGATTACCGAAGTTGTCGCCCAAGCCCGCGCCCTTCAATGCCTGAAGCTTGTTGGCCAGGCGTTCGGCGTCGCTCAGGACCCGCTGCACGGCGCTGCCGGCGGTGGTCATGCCGTCGCGCACGCCGGCGCCGGCATTGCGGCCGGCGTCGCCTACCTTCAGCAGCTCGCCCTGCACCCGCACCAGGTCGGGGAGCACGCCACCGTTGGCGGCTTTGGCGGCCTCGGCGTAGCGGGTCCAGGCGGCTTGCTGCTCTTGCACGGCCCCGCCGTTGGCTTTGATGTAGTCGAAGGCCTCTTTCGCCGAGGCGGCGGTCTTCGAGAGTGCCTCCTGCGACTTGAGGCCCAGCCGGCCCATCGCCTCCTCGACCGAGTTGATGCCCGGCGTCACGTCGTCCAGTTGGCGGCGGGCCTTGGCGAGGCCTTCGGCCAGGCGGTCACCCGTTACCAGGCCGGCCTGGCCAAGCTGCTCCCAGCGTTCGAGCACGGCTCGGGCAGCCTGCTCGGTGGTGGCGGCCTTGGCGGCCTGGTCGAGACTGGCAGAAAGGGCCAGGCCCGCGTCTAGCCCTTTGGCGCGGATTTCATCCACATGCCCGGCCAGCACGTCAAAGTTATTGATCGCCTTCTGGGCCTCGTCATTGACCCCGCCGGCCAGCGTGCCCCAGTCCTTCCCGGTGCGGCGCAGGGCTTCGCCCAGCTGGGCGTCGAGGGCCGCGGCCAGCCGTCGGGCGCCCTGCTCGCTGTTGTCAAACGCGGCGCGGGCCTGCACCTCGAAGGCCTGCAGGTCCACGTCTTTAAGCGCGCTCTCCCAGGCGTCTTGCACCTGCTCGGCGCTGATCTGCCCCCGCTGCGCAAGGGCATCCAGGGCAGCGCCGGCGTCAGCAATGCCCTTGATGTTCGAAAGGTCCAGGTCTTTGCCGATCTTGCTCAGCGCCTCGTCTGCGGAGGCCCCTTTTTCGCGTAGGTCGCCGAAGTTGCCCACCAGCTTCACGGCCTCCTTCGAGAGCCCTAGGGAGGCATCGGCGGCCAGCTTCTTCTTCTGCGCGTGCTCGGCATCGGCGGCGGCCATGTCGCGGGCGGCGCGCTCGTAGGCGCGCGACTGCCGCTCGTTGTCCTCGATCACCTTGCCGTAGCCCATGGCCTTCGCGGCAGTCTGGCCCATCCATTGTCCGATGTCCTGCAGGTTGGTCACCAGGAAGGCGAGGGAGACGCCCTTGATCAAGCTCATCGCGCCGGCCAAGCGGCCGGCGGACACCGCCGCGGCCTCATTGCGGGCGGAAAGCGCGGCGGTGGCCGTGGTGTTGGTCCAGGTTGCGGCGGTGTTGGCCGTGGTGGCGGCCGTGCCGGTGAGCATGTAGGCCGACACCGACGCGGCCATGGCCGACTGCCGGGCGGCGGCGTTGGCAATCTGCGCCGAGGTGTTGGCGGCCACCGCGGCGGCGTTGGCCGAGGTGGCGACGGTGTTTGCTGCGGTGGCGGCCGTGTCGGCCACCTTGGCTGCGGCCGCCGTGCCCACCGCCGCCTGCAGGGCCAGAAACTCGGCGGCGATGTTGTAGGCCTTCCAGCCCAGGTAGGCCTGGCCGGCATTGATGAGGCTGGATGCAACCAGGTCAAAGTTTTTCGCCAGGCTCGATATGGCGCTGGCCACCGCGGCGCTGGTGCCGGTGGATTCGTCCAGGTGCCCGAGCCACACCTGCCAGTGGGTGTCCAGCTCGGTGATCGCGCGGCCGATGGTCGGCGGCAGCTTGCTGAACTCCGACTCCACGGCGCGGGCCTGGCCCTGCAGGGCACCGATCACGGTCTGCGCCGACAGCTGGCCGGCTTCGGCCATCTTGCGCAGCTCGCCGGTGGTCACGCCCAGGCCATCGGCCAGGGCTTTGGCCAGCCGGGGCGACTGCTCCATCACGCTGTTGAATTCGTCGCCCCGCAGCACGCCGCCTTGCAAGCCCTGGATCAATTGCTGAATGGCAGCGTCGGACGCCTGCGCGGAGGCGCCGGAAAGCTGAATGGTCTGATTGACGGTTTCCGTCAGTCGCAGGGCCTCGGCCTGCCCGATGCCCATCTGCTTGCCGGCGTCGGCCAGCTTCACGAACAGGTTGCCGGTGGCCTCGAGCGAGGCGCCGGTGCGCAGCGCCACATCCTGCACGCCCTGGAAGGCCTGCTTGAAGGCATCGCCTTCGCCCACGGCCATTTTCACGCGGGCTGTCAGGTTGGCCCAGGCGTCGGCGGTGGCTGCCAGGCCGGCCGCGGCGCCCATGGCGGCCTGGGCGGACTCCCACGCGATGTAGGCGGTTTTCAGCTCGCCCAGCTGGGTGCTGATCGACTGCACCCCGTCGCTGATCTTGCGGTGGGCCGGCGCGGCCTTGCCGGCGGCCCGCTCCGACGCGCTACCGACCTCGTCGATTTGGCTGGCAGCGGTGCGGGCGCTGTCCCCGGCGGGGCGAAGGCCGTCGATCTCTTTGCGGAGGCCGGTCACCTTTTCGGTGCCGTCCACATCCGCCGTGATCTTTACTTTCGCCTCAATGCCACCCATATTTACCTCACCCTTCCGTCAAGCCCACCCATGAAACCCGTCTCCACCGCCCTGCATCTCACCCTGGCCGCCGCCGTGCTGTTTGGCTCCGGCATCAAGGCGCCGTGGCTCATCATCGGCCTCGGCATTGCCGCAGGTCTGCTGCTGGTGGGCAGCATCCTGCGGGTGGTTCTGCGGGGCTAAACCGCTCGGCGCCTAAGCCGATCAGGCGGGCTTGCGGTACTCGACGACCAGCGCAGACTGGCTGGTGCCGGCGGGCACTTCGAGGTTGCCCTTGAGGGTCAAAACAGCCAGATCGGACTGCAGGAAGTCATACGCCTGGTCGCTGGTGACAACGGCTTGCACCGCGATCAGCTCGACGTCGTCGCCGGAGACGGTGTTCACGCAGTCGCCTTCGATGCGCATCACGTGGCGGGTCTTCTTGCCGGCGTCGATGCGGTAGCCCGTGGTGGCCTGGGCGGCTCCGGTGAGCTTGAGCGGTTGGCCTTCGGTGATCGTGCCGCCCGGGATGGCGCGCAGCTTGCCGAGGCGGCGGTTGACCTCGTAGTGCATGCCCTCCACATAGGTGGTGGTGCCGGCGTCGTTTTTGACGCTGAAGCCGGCGGCGGCGATGTTCTTGTGGCCGATGTTCACCCAGCCGCCCAGCGAGGCCACCACGGGCACATCGGCGAAGGCGCCGCCGGCGGTGGTAAGCGGGTTGAGCTCGCCGGAGAGCTGCACGGCCAGCAGCGCCCGGGTGACCTCAGTGAAGGCCATCTCGAACTCCATCGGCTTGCCCACGAAGGCCGTGGTGTGGGCGGCGCCGTAGTTCTCGCGCTTCTTCGAGATCGCTTGTTTCTTGTCGGCCGGGGTGGTCACCGAGAACTTGTCGGTCTCGATCTGCACCGCGGGCAGGAAGTTGCCGGCGGTGTCCTGAAAGCTGATGTAGAAGGTGCCGGCAAACAGCATGCCGGACTGTGCGGTCTGTTGGGTTGTATCGCTCATGAGTGGTTGCTCCTGGTTGAGTTATCGACCGCGGCGGATTCGGAGATCCAGGCCCCAGGCGATCGGAAAGTAGGCAAAGCCGGCGCGGGTGTAGCCGGCGGGCGGCGAGGGTTTGAGGTGGATGCTTTGGAAGTCGACGGCGCCCGATGGCACCCACATCGAGAGCGCGCCGATCACGCCAGCCATCAGCGGCCCGGCTTCGGCCATGGGCGCCTCGGCGGTGGCCAGTGACACCACGTTGCGCACCACCACCACGGTCAACCAGGTCTGCTCGATGCCGCTCCACGCGCCGTTGGCGCCCTGCTTCGGCGCGTAGGCGTTGTAGATCACATGCACGGCCGGGGCCTGCTGGGCCGCCTCTTTGACGCCGGCCAAGTCTTTTGCGCTGAGCACAAATACGCCCGGCGGCAGCTGGGCCTTCAGCCGGGCGATCAGCGCCGGGCCGGCAACCAGGAAGTCTTCGCGCAGGTTCATGCGAAGCCCCGCAGGGTGTCGTCGGTCATGGCGCGGGGGCTGAAGTCGTAAAGCACTTCCGCCTCCGCCTCAGCCGGGGCCACGGCGGCCGGCACCAGGCTGGCCGTGCCGGCGGCGATCGCCTTCAGAAAGTCGTCGGCCCACTTGGTGGCGGCCAGCACCTCTTCGGTGACCGCGGCGCCGTACATCCGGCGCAGCGCGATGGTGGCCACAACCGTCGGCAGGTCGGAGGCCGCCACCTGCTCGGGGGTGAGCCCGCCCGGGTAGCGCCCACCGATGTAGCCGTCGGCGTAGCGGCTGGCCGCGCTGATCTGGGCTTGCACGGCGCCGGCGCCGGCCAGGGCCACGGCCGCCACATCCGCCGGCCAGGCCGA